ATTAGTAAATACAAGTGCTACACGTTGTCTACCTATCATTTGAGTAATTTTACGAAGTGCTTTAGATATGATGATTGCTTTGTGTGTAGCATATCCATCTTTATCAAAATCAGCTTCCATTTCAAATTTAGTAGATGCCGCAGCAACTGAATCAACTAATATTGTTACTAATCTATTCTTATCACTTTCACGAACTTTAGTAACAATCTCTTCGATAGCTTCAAAAATATCTTCTACCGTCTCAAGATGAAGATATAACATTTTACTACTATCTACTCCGATAACTTGTAAAAACTCTTCACTAACGGCAGTTTCAGTATCTATATAAACTGCAACACCATCTTTCTTTTGAGTCTCTGCGAGTATGTGAGCGACAGCAATACCGCCATTAGGTCTATTTGAAATAGCCAAATCTAATATACTTGAACCTGTAGATAAAAACTCTTTTATATCTGTAGGTGTTGTGTCACTACCATCAAGAAAGTAAGCTACTTTTTGATTGCTAAATTTTTTGTTGAGGGTGTCGGCTAAAAGGCCTTCTAACCCGTTTTTAGTATTAGACATACTAACTCCTTGCTCATATGGGGCGAGAATAAACTCGCCCCGTGTGTGTGTTTACGATTTATTTATTGAAGAGTTGGTCGAACGCTTCAGAAGTATCTTTGACCGTCGCTTTAGACAATACTTCATTGCTAACCGAAGCTCCTGAGGCATCTTTGCTCTCTTCTTCTTCAGAAGGAGTTAACCAAGTATTAAGAACTTCAGTAAGTTCGTCATAAGAACGTTCCTGATACATTTCTTGAATATTTGGTTGTTCATTGATTACCCTATCAAGAAGTTTATCATCTTCTGTGATTGGAGTTTGATTAGGCTTTACCCTAATAGTAGTTACAGGAAAAGATTTTCCTGCATCTTCAGCAGAAGTAAATTCTACCGTTATATCACGACCATTCATATTGTCTGTGATATCACCATAATCAGGGTCAGCTATTACAGATAGAAGCTCTTGATAAACCATTTTACCAAAGCCCCAAAATCGAACGCCTTCAGATTCTTCACCACGAACTACTACAGGGGCAAATGTTCTCATTTTAGCCATGAGTTTCTTTGCTATCTGATAATCATCTTTGTTACCACTTGAACGTAGTTTCTGAGCAAACTCTTCAATAGGGTCAGGGCGACCATAAGTGATTGGAGAAAGATAAGTCTTTCCACCTAAATCATAATGAAAGAAAAGTTCTTGAAACGGATTCTCTTTATTGTGTTGATAAGGAACAACACGAACTACCTGTTTACCAGGTTGTGGTTTCCAAAGATTATTAGTTTTAGTGTTTGAAGTTTGAAGTTGTTCTAACCTCTTGCGGATTGCTGTAATATCCATTTGATATCTCCTATTAGTTAATTATTAATTTGTTAATTGTTACTTTTGTAACCATTCATATATAAGTATGAATTAAAAAGTCAAAACGTTAATTTATTTTTCTAAATCTACGATTTCTTTTAGTCTTGTTGGTATTATGTTTAAACCTTCTTTATTTGTTAGTAGTATTGAGTTACGATAGTTATTCCATTGTAATCTGTATGATGTATCTAAGATACCATTGTTCGCATCTTTGATTATTATGTTGACTGCATTGATTGTGTATAGTGTGTTTGTTTCTTTTTTTCTGTGTAAAAGAATTGTATTAGGAAGAAATCCTGATACTTCTGATTTCAATACGTTATAAGTTACCATCAAGTCATTTGGGTTATCTGTTCTTTGTAAAACATATAATTTTTTCATAGAAAGTGGTGCGGACTCTTTGATGAGTAAGACCATTTCAGTAAGTTCTTTCTTGTTAGAGAAAGTGCAAAGTAGTTGTGAATCTATCATTAGTTAACTTTTTTTCCTGTCTGCGAGTCTAAAGCTATGATTGCTGATGGATTAGTGTTTTCAGGACTTATCTTTTTCTTTGGTGGTGTTGCGACGGTAAATCCTTGGTCACAACTAAAATTCATACCCGATATAACATCTATACCATCTGCTTCTACTATTTTATAGTCACCTTTGTTAGTAACTTCTCCTGTATCTTTATCTTTTTTAAATTTTGATATTTTATGTGAAACATTATTGAACTTATTATATTCAGTATCACGATTATTTATTTCAGCCATTACTTTTCCGTGCGCACAATGTTTCATAAAACTATCCTTAACTCTTCTCAAATCATCTTCAGTAAAACCTGCCTCTTTAAGTTTTATTCTATTTTTCTTTGCCATTGTATCAAAAGCTTTTTCACCTGTTTTCATCCCATCTTCGTAAATCTTATCATATTCTTCTTCCGACATAATACCATCATTTATAACTTGAGCTTTAGTCTTATCTCTTACATCATCTAACTCTTTTATAACTTCATCACTTGGCGGGTAGTCATCTCCTCTGTAAATCTTACCATATGTATCAAGTAAATCGTTTATAGATTGTCGTGTAGCTTTATTCTTATAAACGGTCATCGATACTTTACCTGCAGAAGCCGACCTTGCTCCTCCTTCAAACTTTACACTCTCACCGCCTGATACTTCAATACTAACTAATACTTGTTGTATTGATTCTGCTATTTTGTTAGGGTTTTTTGTATCGCCTGGGTCTTTTATAGCATAAACATCAGTTACTTTAAAAGTTTCAGATGATGGCATAATAGCAGTAAACCCTTGTGATAATCTGTGCATATAAGTTATAGCTTCTGCTACTTCTGCACGTGAAGTTTGCATATCACCCAAAGCATTCATCTCTACTAATATTTGGCCCATCTCTTTATTAAATTTATTTGCTCTTTCTTGTTGTTCTTCAAATGATAGGTTATCCCATTCAGGGTCATCTAATGGATTTTTTATATTTCTGATTAATTCTGTTAGCTCGTAGTGTTCTCTTGTTAATGGTGGGTGGGGAGGTATACTTTTTTCTAATTTTTTCTCTAATGTATTTCCTAAGTCTTGTAAACATTGATTGATTGCGTTCTTTTTACCTTCAGTAGTGCTTGTATCACCATAATCAACTACTTCTAATTCACCTTCTGCTTCTGCTAATAAATCTATTTGGTCATTATATCTTTGTATACCTAATACTACTTTTCTTGCTTTTCTCTTTGCATTATCAGGGTCTATACCCTTTTCTATCAAAGCTTTTTCTACGTCACTTATTCTTGGTACAGATTTTTTTGTATGTGTTTGACCTGCAATACTTGCACTTACAACTTTACCATCTTTTCTACCTACTTCAATTTTTTCAGATTTTCTCTTTTTATTTATTTCTGTAGGAGCCATTCCTTTTGCAGAAGTTCTTGAATTTTCAGGTGGTTGTCTTTTTAATCCAATCAAATCTGCAAGTTTTTTCATTTCTGCATATAAGCCGTCCTGTTTATTACCTACAAGTTTTATTGATTTTCTTGCTTGTCTTGCCTTTTCTCCGCCACCTACACTTAAAGGACCCTTTCTCCAATCATTAGGCCTTACATCTGCTATATAAAATTCAGCACTTCGCACGGAACCTTTAGGTCGTCCTTCTTGGTCTTTTACTGCTACCCATCTTCTCATTGAATCTATCTCATCTTGTGATATCGTTTCTGCTTTTCCGTCTTTAATCTTTTGAATAGCAGAACTTATATTTTTCTTATCTTCATCAGGAATAACCTGTGTTTCTTGAACTGCCTTGTTAGCTTTGTCGAGACCATCGTGTACTTTCAGTGGTCCGTCTTTTTTAGTAGCAAATTTTTCATCAAAATTAGGATTTTCAGGGTCTTTTGTAGGAATAGCAGAATCATCTAAACCTCTTTTTTCAAATTCGTTTTGTTGTTTTTCTATCTTAACATCAATTTCATCTTTTGGTTCGTCTTTAGGTTCTGCTTTTGGCTCTGCTTTTGGTTCTTCTTCAGCTCCTCTTTCATATTCACTACCACCTATCTTTTTGCCTTTAGGTTTTTCTTCTTTATCATCACCGTCTTTTTTATCTACCTCTTCATAGTCACCACTTTTTATCGCATTATCTCTATTTTCTTTTGATTTAAAAGCAACTATGTTACCACTATCTTTTTTTCTTGCTGTAAATGTTTCTTCTTTCTCTCTAATAAATCTTTCAGATAATTCTATAACAGCAGAGTGTGGAAATCCTATAGATAAGAGATAATCGTATAATGCTTCTCTATCTTCTTTTATAGTGAAATCAGGATACCCTTTATCATACATCCAAGATATATTGGTAAGAAGTTTATCAAATGAGTTCATCGTAGTTCTTACCTCGTTTCATCTTGACAGGAAATCCATCTCTTTGTAACTCTTTTTGGACAATTTCAACAAATTTATCTCCATCGTTTTTATTGTAGTCAAACAAAAAACTATCGTAATGATATAATACCAACTTACTTTCAAAGTCTTTTGTTTCTTTTAATAAACTCTTCAATACTAATATGTTTCTTTCTGTTTCTAAACTTTGTATCATATAGTTAAAAAGTTTTGAAGGATAAAAGTCCTTCATATCTAATGTTATTCTTCTCTTATAAATATTAGTTACTAAAACTTTATCTCTCTTAAAACGTGACCATAATTTAGTGTAATAATCTTTAACTTTACCAAAAAACTCGTGTGTTTTTGCTATATCATCAGGAACACCGCCATACATATATTTAAAAGTCATTGACTTTGAATCTTCATAAGACACATTATATAATTTACTAAAATGTTCGTGTACACTTTCATCACCAAAATCGTATCCAACTAATTTACCAATCAATCTTACGTGATAAGCATCAAAATCAAATTCTATTAAGTCATCATATCTACTCTTTATCATTTGTCGTGAGCCATCACTTTTATTCATAGCCGCAAAGTTCAAACCATCATATGCATTACTCGGTCTACCTGTAAGTGTTAGTACGTTATAATTTGTATACATTAAATGGTCTTTTGAGACATTATCAAGTTGCGCTTTAGGAACTTTTAGTCTATCTACTTTCAATCCAATACGTTCTATTTCAGAAAATACCTTGTTTGCATCTGTATAAAACTCATTATATTCATCACCTATATTGTCTTTATAATTAGTAAATAAATCTTGACAATATTCTAAATGTTTCATTATCGGAACAACAAAATTGTTCATACCTTTAGCGTGAAAAAATCTATGTGATGTTGTTAAAAATATTTGATTATCAACTAAATTTCCTTGTTTTTGAAATTCTGCTTGTTGTAAATCGATAACGTTTTTAAAGTCTGTAAAGTGACAAACAGATTTTATATCAGCCACGTATTTAGGAATATCGTTATCTAAATTCATCAATGAATCTAATGTAAGGTCAGTAGTTGCTTCATCGTGTCCAAACGATAATATGTATTCTTTATCTGAAGAAGTCCGTACGTATAACATTAACGGATAATCGTTTAAAGGATGTTTGTTTTTACTTCCTATGAAATGTAAGAAGACCCAATCAGATGAATGATAATCACCCGAAAAGTCCTCAAATTGGTTGTACTTTTCTATTATAACCACGTATTAATATATAACTTTTTATTGATATTGTCAAGTATTATTTTTAGTAACTTCCGCCACCCCCACTACGATTCTTTATACCTTTTTTATTAATTTTCATACGACCTATACCTCTTTTAGAACCTTTTCTCATTTTTAATTCCCCGGGACCTTCATCAAGCGGTACTATAATAGGAGCCGCTCCGGCTTCAGGAATTACTATATTTCCATCTGCATCAGGAAAAATAGTGTTAATACCTAAACTTTCTCGTAGTCTTTGTTCACTTGATACAACAGGGTCTGTGTAGTATTCTAAAGGATTTGGTAATAAATTTCTTATGTTTTCAAAGCCTGTAATACCTTCTAATCGTTCTATTTCGGCTCTATTACTGCGTTTTATATTTAACCGAGACCCTTGTAATGTCCAGGTTACTTGTTGTACTTCGTATAAAGGTGAACTAAAACTTGAGTTAACTTCATACAATGGTTTTTCTTCATCGTTTATATTTTTAGCAAAGTAACGAGTAAATACACCGTTACCATAATCTGATTTTTTAGGAACTCCTTTTACTATTTTAGCTGATAATGGCTGATACCTACTACCAGCAAGTTTAGTGTATTTAGTATAATCACTATGTCCTGTAAAAAATGTTGGTTTAATAATTCGTGATGCATAAAAATGTTTTTTACCTGTCATATAATATTCTTTAAAATCAGAAGTATAATGTATGTGGTAAGAAGTTCCTTGTTTTACAGGTCTATTATTATCTTCATATAAGAATGAAGAATTATCAGGTACGACTCCTGCATTAGTGATAATTCTAACAGAATCTTTGTGTATGTTTTTTATTTTATTATAATCAATGGCCATTTTAGTTCCTCTGTACTTCGCCTCCTACGAAAGTTAAACTATTATCTGATTTGACTCCATCTATAACTTGTCCTTCTGCATCATATGATGTTTCCACACCGTAGTTTTCATTAAAGTATCTCACAGCTATACGTGATGCTGTTCTCGCGGCAAGTTTAAATTCTGTATTTTTTGCACGTGTAGTCAATCTGTCAATATTTGTAACTGAATCACCTGTACCTAATCCTAATACATTTATAGTGTCACCTGAAGATACAAGACCTTCATAACCATTAAATGGTACTAATTTAAATTCAAAAATACCTACAGCCATTCTCTCATATTTTTTCTCGCTATTGGGTAGTTTTCCTTCTTCCACTTTCTCCGGAAATAATTGTGAATACATATCATTAAATTGGTCTTTATCAACATACGAATGAACTTTTATATCTCCATATTTACCACCTCTCACTATAGGAGTGACTCCATTAATACCGACGGGCCGATTAAGCATTATGTCTGCTTGACCTAATAATGGAGTTTTAGCATTGTTTTCTGCTCTTGTAGCATATCTCGTAAGACCAACATAATCTGCGAGTCTGAGCGAAGCCATATCAGTTTTCGTAGGTAACACTAATCCAGGAGTAACTATTTTTTTACTTACAGCAACACGCGGCGGAGTTACTTTAGTTTGTTCAGGTATTTCCTCTACTACTACTTCAGGATTACTTTCAGCACCATCTGTACCTGAAGATTCTGAAGTATCTGCTTCTTGATTTTCATCATCATCTGTCTCAGTTTCAATTAAAGGTTCTACATCTACTGCGGGTTCTACTTCTACTTCTTGTGTGAGTCCAGGTGTTACTATGTTGTCTCCGGTTATATTTATTCTTTCAGGTTGTGTTATTATAGCGTGTAAAATATCATCAACATAATTATTACCACTTGCAGTATTATTATCAGGGTCTTTTAAATCAGGATTACCTGCTGTTTGATTTATTAAATTAGTCATTATATCAGCGTCTTTCTTAATATAAACCACTACTTTTTCTTCTTTAGAACTTCCGCCTCGTTTTTTATCCCAAGAACCAAATTTTCTTCCTGCTTCTTCACTATTAGTAACTTCATCTCGGTCCTCTACAGAGACTTGTTCGTAGTTTAATTTTATCGTAGCTTCAATTTCTTGTTGATTGCCTCCTAAGTCTACATAAGTATCTATTATATCGTTAACTTCATCTACAGATAAAATATCAACAACTCCTAAACTAAAAGTTAGTGCTTCTTCCGGGTCTGAAGCATCTCCTCCTGGATAAATTTTTACTTCTGTTTTTGGTCCATCAGGAGGTGTTTCTATTATTGGGTTACCATCTAATTTAGATAATAATATTTCAGCAGTACCATTTTGTGTTATCTCATATGGTATAAAAGGTTTTACATCAGGCATAACTTTTGGAGGTTCTCGTTTTAATTCAAAGTCCATTCCTATTTGTAATTTACCAGCAGTCTTAGGATTCATTATTGCTATACCACGTTCATCATTTAATCTTTCTGCGACTGCATTAGGGTCATAATCAGCATCGGGTGGTGCTGGCGGACCTGGCTCGTCTGCTTCACGACTCGGCATAGGACCATCAGTATTTCTTGGAATTTGACTTTGTTGGTCTGAAGTCAATTCTGCTTGTGCATCTGCCGGGTCCTGGTCTTCATCTGTACCTCTTAATAATCTTTGATTAGTAGAGTTCATATCTTGTGTAACCGGACCTGTTAACGGGTCAGGATTACCCCCTCTTTGACCTGGTATTAAACTTGGGTCATATTCATCTGATACAAGCCCGTAGTCTACAGGAATTGTTCCTTCTTCAGGTGTGTATGCTATTGCTAAATCTTCTTCTATAGGTAATGCATTTTCGATGGTTTTTCTTCTTGGTTTTTGTAAAGCGGTAATAGTTGTAGACCAACCTTCTGAAGTTAAACTTTGTTCAACATTACTAACAATAAAATAATATTTGTTCTTTATATAAGCAGGTAAATGTGATATTAAAAATGCGTCTCCTGGGAATATTCCTGCTATTCCATCTATTACTATTGTTAATGTAAAGAAAGATATTTTTCCTTGAAGTTTATTAAAAGATTGTTTATCCGAATCATATAATATCGTATCAATATAATGTTGAAAGTCAGGATGGGTTTTTATTTCAAGAGTAGGCTCTCTATAATTTTCACTTATGTCGCCTTGTATCAATTTAAACTGATATGTTTGGGGCATAACTTTCCCACCTACTTTTTTATCTGTAGGTAAACTGATAGTACCGTTTTTTGTTAATTGAGAAAACTTTGGGTCTTGTTTTCCACTAAGTGAAGTTATTACTTTATTAATTTTAGTTGCATTCTCTACTATTGTACCTTGTAATCCTGGTATGTTTTTACGAATAGTCAAATCTTCAGGATTTTCATTTTGACCTCCATCTGATTTACCTTTTGAGGTATCCGGAGTATATATAAGATTTGTTCCTATCCCTGCAGAAAACACACTTGTTTTATCTAATGCTAATTTTAAGTCTGAAATTATTTTTTTACCACTTCCAAATTCTTCTATGTTGCCTGCACTATCAAAATAATTACTCTTACCAAAATTTAATCCACGATATTTTCCTTGAGAATATTCGTCTTGTTTTAATTTGTTATATCTGTCATTAATATTTTGTAGTAAATCTACCGGCACGTGAGTAGATTGATTTCCCAAAACCCTATCCATTCTTGTTTGTGTAGTTCCAAAATACGCCGCTAATTGAACCAAAGTAGGCACTTGACTTGATAAATCAACACTCTTAACAATAGATGTTCTTGAAAACGAATCAAATGTATATGAAACATCTTCTTTAGTATATCTCATATCAAGAACACTAATATAATCAGGTAAACTAATATTTCCCCCAAGTTCTAACATAGGTAAATTATGTAAATTATTTGTAATAGTATTTAGTAAATTATTCATACCTTCTTTAAAAGTAGAAACACACGCTTGTCTACGAAATGTAGGTTCTAACGGGTCTAAATTAAATTGGACTTGCATTTCTTTTCCACCGGACATTACGGTTGTATTTTGTCTTTGTTGTTTATTAGAAGTAAATTGATTTCGTTCATAAAACGCTTCGTTTTGTGAACTTAAAAAAGCTCGTTGAACTATATCTACATTTACATACATATGTCTATAATCTGCGACTTTTGTATTTGGTATAGATTCAGGCGGGTTCTCTACTATAAATGGCTCCGGGTCAGGATTAAAAAATGGTAATGCTGATGATATCATTTCAGATAAATCTGCAGTATATGATTTGTAATCTTTGGTAGTAAAATTAAATTTTTCTGATTCATAACCAAGCCAACCCTCTTCAGTAAATGAATCAGGATACATACCGGCACCGGCTCTTTTTAAAACATTTTGAGTAGCATCTGTATTTATCAAAACTTCATTTAAGTTTTTAGGCACTAAAACATCGTGCATCATTATTTTATTATTTACTAACTTATTTCCAAGAAAATCATCAGCATTTTCGACATTTCTTAATCCTTGTTGAGTTATTTCTCTATCTTCTTCAGAAGACCAATAACAAGAACGTATACCGCCTCTAATAGTACCGGTATCATCAACGGTACCAAATATTCTATTTAAAACATTGTCTTCAAGATACCTCATTGAAATATAATAATTTATATAAAATGCGTATCCTTTTACCATTTTGGGTTTTAAATCAGTAGTAGCTGTACGGCCTGTCCTGCTATTCGTTACTATTTCTTGTGTTGTTATACTAAAACCTTGTGCTTGTTTTTCTTCTACACACACTAAACTAATAATCAAATCATTTGATTTATGCTTAGCAATTAAATATTTAGATACTCCAACTTTTACTTCAAAATCTCGGGATTCAAATAACGTTTTTAAATTTTCAAATTCTTTTTCTGGCTCGTTACCTGTGTTATAAACTGAATATTGTGTACCTCTAAAAACCTGTACAGGCGCCTCAGTTCTATCACTACGGTTCTCTGATGAACGAATTTTCATACTATATGCAAATGATAATACATCTTCTATATTAAAATCTTCTTGAATTATTCCACGTAGTTTAGCCATTAGAACCATTTCATCTCTAACATCTGCAGACGGGTTTTCAAATGGTTCGTTGTCAGATTCTTCTGCAGGTTCACCTAAAGTAACCATTTCTGAATTATCTTGACCAAATGTACTATTATACATACTCGCACCAGCAGTTACCATTGTTATTGTGAAATCAAATCCTCCATTTTCGTTTGCCTTAGCTTCATAATTTTTTACTATACCAACAAACAAATCAGTATTGCCTGATGTGTTTAAAATCAATTCTTGTGGATACTTTTCTACTGCTTTCATATCTAATACGATTTGAGGTTTTTCAATGTTTCCATCTTTTACAATTTTTTTTGTTAAAAAATTTCTTGTATCAGCAGTTATTCGTTTGGCATCTATCTTAGGGCCTGACCAACCAAATTCTAAGTAAAGTATTCTACCTATCATAATAAATTCTTCTACTAATTGTTCATATTGTAATAAACTAAAACACGTTAATTCTATAGTTGCTTCTTTTGTTGTGTTTATAGTAGCTCCTTCACCCGTATATGCTGTAGTAACTGATGTAATCCCTGCTGGCGGGACGATACCTCTATTTTGAGTATTCCAATATTCTCTTTGAAGGTTATTCATATCCTTAGCTTTTACAGCTACAGGAGAGTTTCCATCTTCATCTGATGAATATATAAAATCATCTTGTTGAAGCAATCTACCTTTTATTTCAGTACCATATACAGGCGAAACTAATCTAACATATGATGTCCTTATAGATAAATCATCTAAACTATATGTGGATTTCTGATTTGATGTAGCATCATCAGGCGAATTTCTTCCAAGAGCTTTTTTTCTTTCGTCTAACTCTGTTCGAATTTTTTTATTTATACTGCGACCAATCATTGAATTATATTAACCGTTTAGTTTTGTGAAATCTTCTAAAATAGAATTTATATCTATAGGTATCCTATATGTTTTACTTGTATTTAATTGTAATTCTGTACCTTTTAGTCCGTTAGCCCTTGCTATAATCCACCATAAAGAAATATCTCCATAATATTGAAATGCAAGATTATCAAGTCGTGTTCCTACAATAACGTTAACATATTTATCAGAATCTTGTAAAGGTATTTTAGGATAAAAAGTAGTAGAGAAAATTCTAACATTATCTTTTCTTTGTATTGGTGTATTATTGTATCTACTCATCTAAGTGTTTGCCTCCGGAGGTGTTGTTTCATTAGATGGCTTTTCTCCGCCCGCAAGTGGTTTCATATAACCAGCTGCTAAATTGTTTAACTCTTCAACCTCTTTATTTGTCCATGTTGAATTTACTCCGCTACCTTCTTTTCTATTAGTAGGGCCATATTTTAATTGCGAAGTATCTGAAAAATCATTTGCAAATAAAGTAGAACCGTAATTTTTAGCACTTGCATCAAGCTTCATCCAAGGTAAATCATAGTGTTTACCAAATTGATGAGGAACGTGTCTTCCTATCAATCTAAATGTCAAATCACAAGTTATGTGTTTTGGAAACTGAAATGCGTCTATTTCCCAAGTAGTATTTTCTTGAACATTCACATTTAATGAACTTATATACCCAGGTTGATTATTAAACATATCTCCAAGTGTTAAATCCACATAAGGTGCTAACATAGCGTTTGTAGAAGAGTATTGCGGATAAGTTAACCCTACTAAATAATTTAATTTTTCTGCTAAGAAAGGAAATTCATTTATTGTTTTTGGGTACAAAGTAAAACTTAAACTTATATCTCTGTCAACACCATTATAAGTATAATATTTATCAGGTCTACCTAAATAGCGGACCTCATTATACTCAGGCGATACAGCATCACTCAAACTATTAATGATTGCAGAAAAAATTAAAATTTTATGTGTAGAGTTATTTGTTGTTGTGTTTCCTTTCTCGTCTTTAGCAGATTCATAATTTCCGTAATTTTTAACTCTAAATTTAAAATCAACAAAATCAGGTGTTAATGAAGAATCATATCTGCCACCGTCCATTAATGGTGCACTATTTGCAGGGTCACGAGGAACCTTCCAATTTTGTATTTGTTTAGTATAATTTGTAGCAAGTATACCTTGTGGATATCTACCTGCTTTTTTTTCTTTTATTGATTTGGGGGGATTATCTTCACTATCTGGTACTTCAACATCTGTAACGTTTTTTGTTTCGTATTCACGTTCTTTACTTTTCTCACCTGTAGGTATACTTCCGTATAAATTATAGTGATACTTATATTGTTCTTCTTTCTGTTTTAATGAATTTTTCTTCTCAGCAAATGTAACCGTAGTGTGTCTGTCAGATGCTGATATTAATCTATCCATTAATGATTTAGCGCCGTCTGCACCTCCTTTACCATATATACTAAGTGGGTCAATTTTATAATATTGATTTGGATTATGCATTGAAAATTTTAATTCTTTAGCACCTGGGAGTCTTCCTCTTAATTTTTTTAATGCACCTTTAGCTAAATCAGACGCTTTTTGACTAAAACTACGTTCTTTATCATTGTCAGATTTGTCTGTTGGTGGTTTCGAGCCTTGTGATGCATTACCTTTGTTAGTTGCGTCAGCAGTAGCGTTTGTCATATCTGCTGTACCTGATTGGAGACCTGGCCCCCACTCACCATACGCGGCTTGCCACTTTATTCGTGATTGTGGGTTAGGTGACTCACCGTCAATATCTTCATTTCTTCCTAAATATTTGTCTATGTATTGTTGTATAGGACCATTACCCACTACTCCTTTAACAAGGTCTACAACACCTCCAAATTTTTTCGGTTGTTTTTTATCATCACCTTTAATTTTATTAGAATTAGCACCGGTTTTAGGTTGTTGTGGTTGTGGCGCAGTGCCACCTAATATACCTTCATACGTTGTTCCGAATAAAAAGTTTCTTTCAATACCAACTAAACCTTGAACACTTGCAAGTGACAATGGATTGTAAAATCTTGACTCCATTGTTCTGTTTTGTGTTTGTAATAAGAATTGTTTTACTATAAAAGCAGCACCTTCTGATGTTGAGATAAATTTTATTTTTCTTTTTAAATCTGTAGCTTCTCTATCAAGTCTTCCCATAAAGTTATTACTCGGAGACCCAGGTGTTCTCATAAAGCCACCTGCTAAATTACCAAAAAATCCGTCTCCAAAATCATCAGTACCCCAATCATTACCCATTCTTCTAACAATAAAAGGGTGTTTACCATCTGTTGAACTCATATCTTGAACATAAGATGTGTATCCTGATACTAATTCTTTAGCACCATTTGCAGGGTCAGAAAATTCTAATCCATATGGTCTACTTCCAAGATTAGTTCCATCTGCCTCGCCATCAGCATTAACAGGAGGTAACATTATTCTGTTTTCAGCATCAAATCTATCTTTCGCAACTTCTGCTAATTCAAATGGAAGTGTTCTTGATGCACCGTCACCTGTAACTTTTGGTCTATAAAAATTATTTTTAAATCCACGACTCGCACTTCTTGATGAAATTGAATATTTTTCATTTTCTCCGTCTGTTTTATGGTATATCGTTCTGTCAGTTGAAGTGAAAAAATCTGATACTATATTACTTTCAGAATCTAAAAAGTTAGAAGAAGGTCGCATTGATGCGTTAGACATCACATCTTCATAAACAAACCTACCCACTCTTCTTCTAAAATCACTTCCATCACCACCTTCACTACCTAAAAAATTAACCGTAGGTATATTTAAGCTATCTTGAAAAGTTTGTACACCTGCATTAACAAAAGTATATCCACCATAACTTGGCATAAAAGTATCAGTAATTTCAGTAGTACCTGGTCCTATTCCTATAGGAGAAGTATTTAATGTAAATCCTGTTACATATGCATTCTCTGCATTTTTATCAAAAAAGTTTACTGCAAATGCAGAAGTCTCACCCGGGCCATCTGCTGTCCAGGCATAAGTTTGTGCTTCTGCTTTTAATTGTGTGGTAGTAGGTATTGTATTAGTAGGTATAGAAGTTATATCAAATGTAGTTGACCAAGTAGCAGTTTGTAATTCAGGTAAATCTGCATCACTCAATCCTACATATTGTACTTGATTATTATAAGTACTTGTTCCTTGTGCTACACCGCCTACATTTGTTATTATAGGACTAAAATCAGTAGTTAATGAAGGCCCATTGCCTTCAGGTCCCATATTTTTAGTAAATCCTGTAGAATGTGAATTGTCAAAGAAATCTACTTCTCCTGGAAAATCATAGTTAACATCACCAAACTTAGTGCTAACGTTAAAAGTACTTGTTTCACCGTTTACAACACTAAAATCAGTAGTAGTTGATGGTCCAATTCCTTCAGGTGAAGTATTCTTAGTAAAACCATTTACATATGGATTCTCACCATCTTTATCAAAAAAGTTTACAGGGTCAGGAAATTGAAAGTCTTTATAAAAAGGATTAAAAGAAGATTGTTCACCTATAGCAAATGTGAATTGTGTTGATGTCATCTCTTTAGTAAATCCGGGAATGTTAACATCAAGACCATCTATAACTGCGTTTTCTAAAAAGTTTTGTGCTGAACCTATATTACCAAATCCTAATATACCTTCTTGTACAGGTAATGGTGTTTCTATAGGTCGTTCAAATGATTGTTTACCTGTTACGATACCACCATTTGCTTCAAATGATTGTGGTTTGCCAACTTGATTATAATCAAATGATTCAATCTTTCCAAATAAGTCTTGTAATGCCATTATATTGCGAGTCCTTTAACTGCTGAAGTATTTTTTTCTGTAGAACCTTTTACTTCAGTAACTTTCATAGCTACATCTTTTAATCCTCTCTTAACTTCTGTAACTAATTCTTCTCTTATAACGTTTACTACTTTATCCATTTGTAAATTTATAGATTGTTGAGTTTCTTTTGAAACATTTATTGATGCGGCGTCACCTAAAGAGAATGTCGCTGCGGGTTCCATTGAACCTACTGATTCTCTTTGTATAGAAGCATCTTCCATTTTTTCTTTTTTTAAAGCATAACCTAATCCGCCACCTATAGCGGCTCCTGTGGCTGTTCCTGCTGCCATCATTCCAAAATTACCTGCCATCTTGGGTACATCTGCTAATAAAGAAAACCCCGCAGTAAAAGCCGCCCTAATAGCTACGGCTCCTGAAATCATCAATCCAACTACCCCGCCTAATATCGAACCTAATGCGACCGCATTATTGTTTAGAAACTGCATTACTTTACTACTTTGTTTTGCTTTATCACCAAATTCGTTTACAAGGTTTGTCATTTGTTCTTGTGAAAGGTTTAGAGATTGTTGTAATGCTTTTGCTTGTGCGGCATTCATAGTGCTTAAATCAAATTGGTCTCCAAATAATCTTTTTACCTCTTTAGCAAGTCCTTCGTTATCTCTCGCAAAAGCTAATTCTCTTGCTTTCTGAAGATTTATATTTTTACCAAATAATAATTGTAATTCAAATTCTGAAGACAAAGAAGATTCTAAATCTAAAAGAGACTCTGCTATATCATTTAATGCACTTGTTTCGATACCAAGTTTTCTCATTTCTTTTGTAGCTTTAGCAATCTCTACTACACTCTTACCAAAAAATGTAGCTTGAGTTTTTGCCGCATCTGCTACATCATCAAATACTTGACTACCTAAAAGATTTTCTGATTTTGCTATCGCTTCTACTGATTTTAAATCTGCTAATGCCTTTTCTTGAGAACCATCATTAGCCATCATAGTAAATTTGAGTAATGTTCCCATAGACTCAGCACTCGCACCTATAGTACTTGACATCATACCAAATTGAGTTGCAGTTTTACCACTTAATTTATTTACTCTACCTGTTGTTTCTGCAAATGCTTTAATGGCTGATTCTGCTTTTTCAGTATCACCTCCGACTAATTTAGCACCTACTGATGCTTGTTTCATATTAACGGATAATTCTAATGCATTTTTAGCAGATAGACCTAACTCATTTCGTACTTCAATAACTGCTTTTCCAAAATCAATAATAGCTTTTACTAAAAATCCTGCAACTGCCATTGCTAATAATTTAGTGTTCATTAAAACAGAAGTAAACCCGTCTATACCACTTTGTAGCGCATCCAAAGCATTAAGAAATGGTAAATCCATATCCATAGCTTTTCGGATTGCATCTGAATCATCTGCGGCTGAAGAAAACTTAGATGTTAGGCTGTCTTTTAACTCATCAGGTAAATCTATATCTGCTAATTTACTTTTAAATATATTTAAATCAAATGTATCTTGTGAAAGTTCATCAAGTGAATCCAAACGTATTTGTTCTAATTCTTTATATGCTGTTTTTTCTTTAGCAGTTGTAGCTTTTTTAGCGGCATCTATAAATTTTGTATTTTTAGCTTCTAATCCAAAGCTTTGTAATATAATACCTTGTTTAGATTTTGCAAGTTTATTAGATTTTTTAGCTAATCCTGTTAAAGATTTTGCAAAATTAATTTGTTCTTTACTTGCTTTATTTTGTTCTCTGCTACTCTTCTTGCTAGCTTCGTCACGTTCTTTCTTTAATCTCGAAATCTCTTTTTCAGCTACTTGCTGGTCTGCAATTAGTTTTAAGACTTCTGCTTGTGCTTTTTTAGATAGGTTCCCTTCCTTATTGTATCTTCTTCTATCCGCAAGGATTTTAGCCTCTTCTTCTTTTATTTCTTTTAGAAGTTTTTGATAGTCTCGAATTTCGTTTAGATTAGTAAAGTTATCAGCCATAATTTAATTACATAAGACCTTGTTTTTTCAAAAAGTCATCTATATCATTATCTATTTCTTTTCGTTTTTGTATGTTTTTTGCAAGTTCAGGATTTTGTTTGATTAACTTCTTCATAGTGCTATCTACCTTACCTTTGGCAATAGATTGAAAGAATTTATCAATAAACCCTTCTTTGATTTGTTTTTTCATAGAATTTCTCCGTTAAGACTCATATATAAATATCAAGTTTATCGTTTTCTGTTATACTTAGAAGCAGATTTTTTTGCTTGTTCTGATTCTTCTTTCTTAGCTTTTACTAATCGCCTATAGTACCATTCACGCATACCTATGGGCATATCATATAACTCTTTAAAATTATGAAAACCTTGGCTGAAGTAGCCTAATTGAAATATTTGCTCGTAAACGCTTTCTCTATATTTGGGCGTTAGGCCAAAAAAATCGAACGGTCATAGGGACCGTTACCTCCTGTTCAGTTCCATCAGGCATTTTAACGTTTGTTGTAAAATCAATATCAGGATTAATATCGTTTACATACTCTCTAAAAGACATAGAATCTCTTGCCATAAATAAATTGTCTACAAAATCATCTATTTCGCCGCGTTCTGTTTTACCATCTACTGATTTGATAATAAGCTTATATCGATTAGTTAACTCTCTTGATTGACCTGCTTTTTCATATGCTTTATTTAAATCTTCAAGTTTCTTTTCCATATGACCATCTAATATAGAAAATGTAATTTCGTTTTTACCAATTGGTGTAGTATACTTAAACTCATTTTTGTTTTTTTCTACAAGATTTTTTTCATCAATCCAACGTTCTTTTAAAGTTGTTAAATCAACTACTACTTCGTCATCTCCTATCTTTATAGGATACTCTCTACCATAACCAAGTATACGTGCTGATACTAATAATGTGTTTTTATCACCAACAACAAAATCTTCTAATTTAACTCCTTCTGTAACGATTAAACTTTCTAATAGTTTATCTAACACAATACCCTTTTCTATAAGGTTAGGAGAAGTAAGAATATCTTCTTCTTTTGCTGTCATATATTTGATTTCAACATTACCACTTGAAAGTGGATGTTCTTTAGGATACACTAATCCTTTAGAAGGTAAATCTATTACCTCTGTAGGGAATTTACTCATAACAATTACCTCTTAATTAAGTTAAGAATTTATAACTATTTATTTCGACTAAATTTTTCTGCTGCGGTTACGCCTAAGCCAACAATAGTAATATACATAAAGTTTT